AAAAAGGTGCCCAATATTTCTATGAACAACAAAGAAGATACAAGCGTGTCTTTGATTTAATTAAGGATAGAAATGGCATCAGCAAACAAAAAACGAATTAAACCTCTTGTAAGCATTCTACCTCTTGAGCCAAAAGATATAGAAACTTTTTGGCCATTAGCAGAATTTATGGTGACCGAAGCATTATCTTATTCTGGAAAATATGCAGATGCAAAATGGGTTCACGATGAATTAAAAAAAGATCTTATGCAGTGTTGGATTATGTTTGGTTCTGATGAAGATGAAGAAAATAAAGTATTTGGAGTATGTGTTGGTAGAATAGGTGTATTGCCTAACTTCAATCAATATGAGATTCTAATATGCACAGGCAAAAGAAGAGATTTATGGGAAGACAACTTAGTTAAAACAATTACTGATTTTGCTTTAGTAAACAAATGTAAAAGATTAAGTATTATGGCTAGACCTGGCTGGGAGAGAGTATCAAAACAGTGGGGTTGGAAAAAGAAACATGTGCAATTAGAAAAATGGATAGGATAAAATTATGAGTTTTTTTGGAGGAGGAAGATCAAGTCAACCAGCAACACCTACAACACAAACACAGTTTGTTAGAGAGGCTCCAGGTATAGAGGAAAGAAAAATAGAATTGATGGATATTGCTCGTCAAGTGGCGCAGCAACCAATAAATCTTCCTGACTTTAAAGTTGCAGGTCTTGGTGCTTTAGAACAACAAGGTATGACAGCATCAGGAACAACTGGTGTTGGTGCTCCAACAGTTCAAGCGGGTATAAACCAAGTGACAGGAGCCGCAGCTCCAATAGGTTCTGCTCAAATATCTCAATTTCTAAATCCTTATCAACAATACGTTACTAACGAGATTGCAAGGCAATCAGGAATTATGTCAAACCAAATTGCTGCAAACGCTGTTGGCGCAGGAGCATTTGGTGGAGGACGAGAAGGTGTTCAACAAGCTGAGTTACAAAATAGAACGTTAGATGCAATGGGTCGAGCACAAGCACAAGGTTTTAACACAGCATTAGGTGCAGCGCAAAGACAACAAGCAGTTGGATTACAAGCAGGTCAACAGTTAGGTCAATTAGGATTAGGCCAACAACAAATGGCTCAGGGTGATATAAATCAATTATTTGCAGCAGGTGGTGTGCAAAGACAACTTGCACAACAAGCTTTGGATGCTCAAAGACAATCAACTTTACAACAACAATTTGAGCCTTTCCAAAGAGCTGAGTTCTTAGCTAACTTATATGCTGCTGGACCAAAATCATCATCAACAGTTACTATGGGCACACAACCATCAACAAGTCCTTTAGCGCAAGCAGTGGGAACAGGTATAGGTGCTTTTGCTGCTTATCAAGGTGTAAATCAAAATCGAACTTAGGAGGTCTATGTCCATAAACAAAGTTTTAAATAGACCAATGTTTAGACAAGAAGCTTTAAAAAAAGGTCATCTTAAACCAATAAAAGCTTTTGACGGTAGAATGATAGGTCCTGTAAGACCACCAGTTCCTGCATTGATACCTCAAAGCACGATGGGAACGATGGTTGGACCTTCTTATAATAATGCCCTAACATTAAGAGCTCAACCAACTTTCTTGGAAAGGATGGGAACAAGAGCAAGAAGTTTAGGAAGAGGTTTATTTAGTATTCCTGCATTGGGTGGTTATATAGCTGGAGAAAAAGTAGCCGAAGGATTTGGTATTGACGATCCAATTGGAAAAACAGCAGCTGGTATCGGAGGGTCTGTTCTAGCAACTAAAGCATTGCCTGGATTAGCAAGTTTACCTGGTATGGTCTCTGCAGGTATTTTAGCAGGACCAGCATATCTAACTTATGCAGGAAGTAAAGAACTTGAAAGAATAAAAAAAATGACTCCTGAACAAAGAGCAGCTCATAGTGCAAAATCAAAACAATTTGGAATGTCATATTTAGATGATGATCAATTTAATGAACAGTTTGGTAAAATAGATCCAAAAAAATTAGATGAAATCATTAAATTAGATACAGAAACAAAATTAAAAAGAAAAGCCAAAAGAGGACAAAATTCAGCCGAATCTAAAACAACTGACATAGCTACAGAATCACAAAACACAACTAGATTTGGAAAAAAAAATGTTATTGATACAGCTAAAATTGCTGAAAATGCTTTGCCACCTCAAATTTCAGATACAGGAGGAAATGTAGATAATATGTCTGGTGCATTGCCACCGGACACCGGAACAAACTTAATTGCAGAAAAAAAAGAAGAAGAGAAAAAAGATCCTTTTGGTTTTACAAAAACAAAACAAACAAAAGATAATACAAAAGCTGATGAAGATGCAGTAAATTCTACATCACCATTTGCAGAACAAATAAAATTAGCTAGGGAAATAGCAAAAGAAATGAGAGTAGGTAAAACTTCAAATGCAAATTTAGTATTCTTAACTAATTTAGCATCTGGCTTATTAACAGGAACTACCAAAAGATCAGGTGTTGGAGGTGCTTTAGAAGTATTTGGCCAAGCTTTAGGACCAGCAGTAAATAATATGGTAATGGTAAAAATGAAAGAGGATGAATTAGAACAAAATCTTCTTGGCAGAGCCTTAGAGTTTTCTACAGATTATTTAAAAGCACAAAATGAAGCTTTTGAAATGCCAGATACAGAAGAAGTTGGTGTTGTTCAAATTACAAATACCAACGGAAGAATAGTAAATATTCCAGGAAGAAGATTAAAGGATGGAACACTTCAAAGAGCTACAGGGGAAGTTGATAGAAATGGTATAAATATTTATACAACTGTTGATCCTTCTTTAAATTTTATTGCTAATAAAGATCAAAATAAAGAAACATTAGAATTAGCAAAAGATATTGCAGGTAAGTATGCAGCGGTAAATTTAATTAATAGAAGCTTAGGAATTATTACAGAGGGTGGTGCCGATGCTGGTGTTGTTGGTGCTTTTGGACTTTACGGTGGTCGTTTAACTGAAGCTTTAGGAGATGTATTTAGTTTTGCAAAAGTAAGCGGATCAGATAAATCAGAAATAAAAGCTGCTGGTAAAGCTATGTTTAATATTGAACAAAAGAAAGTAGCTAATGCTTTAGTTGCAAGTGGAGAATTTGAAACTGCAAACGATGCACTAAAATACTTAAACGGTAGAACAGGTTTAGGTAATTTTCAAAAAAACTATAATGACTCAATTAGAAATGCTAAGAAAAGATTAAAAGATGGAAAGACACTAGATTACGAAAGACTTGCTATTAATGAAACAGTTCTTGTTTACAAATTAGCAAACTCATTAAAGTCTAAAGATAGATTAACACAAAAAGATATAGAAATGGCTAAAGGGTTAGTTAAAGTATTTCCATTATTGAGAGGTGAAAGAAATGTTATTGCTTCACTTACTGCTACAGCTGAAACTATTTTGGATGATATTAAACAACAAGAAAGACTCTATGAACGTGCTGGTGGTAATTCACAATATCTATTAAACGAAAGAAAAGCTTACGGATTATTACCGTCTGGGGCTACTCTTAATGACTTAAGTGATTTTGATAGTCAATTATTTAGACAAAGACAAAAAGAGTTAAAAGATATGTCAATAGAAGATTTTGAAAAAGTTTTTCCACCGGAGTTTTTTAAATAATGAGCGAATTTATAGATAATTTACAAAAAAAATTAGATAGTAACACTATCAATCCTAATGATTTAACTAATGATCAAAGAATGATTATTGATGAGCTAATCAGAAGGGGAGAATTAAAAGGCCCAACGATGGGGCAACTTGGTGAAATGCGTGAAGGTGCAACTCAAGAAATTGTTTCAGAGAAAGAATTTTTACAAGACCCATTAAAAGCAGCTACAGGAGTCGGTCAACCTACTTATGAACTTACTGGAGATATTGCAGGTTCAATATTTCCTTATGTAGCAAACAGAAAAAAAATATTTAGAGCTGCTAAAGACGGAACTTTATTAGGTAAGGGTCCAGGTTTTTTTGCTAAGTCTGCAATAAATATTGCCGATAGATTACCTGGTAGATTTAAATTTTTTGGTGGTGCCTTGAAAGGTATAGGTAGACTAGTAGATCCATTGTCCAGAGCATACAGAGGACCATTGCTTAAAACAGAAGTACAATCTGTTTTAGGAGGCACAGTTGGTGCAGGTGTTGGAGCATTTACTTACGATACACTTAATGAACAAGCAGGTGTTGAGATTGCATCAGCTTTAGCTGATGACCTATCAGAAATCCCCGAGGGAGATGTAGAAAGAGATCAACTTACAAATACAGCTGTTGCTATGAAGAATGCTCTGATGTGGAATACAGGAGCTTCATTATTATCTCCATTTTTATTTAGTCCCATAAGCAAAGGTATAAGAAATCTTTTTGGAACTGTAGGACCAAAACAAAAAGAATTAGCAGAGTTTGCAAGAGACAAAGGTTTACCATTACCTTTGTTATCTGGATTAAAAGAAGGACAGGGAACTTTTTCAGGGCTTGGTAGAAATTATTTTAAATTTATGGGTGTATTTCCATTAGTAGCTCCTATTGGTAAGGTAGCTAAATCAGAAGCAGAGATTGCAGGTGGTAAAAGATATCTTTCAGACTTACAAGCATATTCTCCATTACTTAAAGTTAGTGCAATAAATTCATCTGTAAGACAACAAGCAGAAAAAGTATTTATAGAAAATGTGGACTTATATAATAGTGCATATAAAACCTTTGACAATTTAGCTGCAACTTCAGGCAACCCAAGAATAATAAAATTAGAAAAAACACAAAAAGCAGCAAGAGAATTTTTAGATGAAAACGTAGCTCAGTTTCCTGAGTTTGAAACTTATATACAAGGTTTTGGAGATTTAAAACAAATAGACATTGAAAAAGTATTGACTATGCAAGGAGACCCTATCAATTTATTTATGAAGGCTATGATAGGTATAAGAGATGGAATGATTACACCAAAGCAATATAAAGGTGTGATGACTATGCTTAATAATGCCATAGAGGGTAGCAGATATTCAACATTAAAAAATAATATGTTTATTATGAGAGAAGCTATGGAAACTGACTTTGCTAAATTTGGTGAAGATATTTATAATCCTGGTAAGTATTTAGAAGACGAAGGTATAAAAGCTACATATGATACAATAGCTGCACAAAGTGGTAAACCTTTAGCAGATCAATATATACAACAAAACATAAAAGCTGCTGAACAATTAAAAGGTCAACTTTTAAAAGCAAATAAAATATTTGCAGATGTACAAGGTTTTTATCAATTATCACCTTTAGTAAGAAGTCTTAAAAAATTTGATAGAAATGCATTTACGGCTAAAAGTCTTGAAGGATTTCAAGGTGCAGGTACACAATACAGAGATCAATTCTTTAAAGATCTAGGTCAAAATGTTTTTGAAAATGATTCTGTAGATGCAGTAGTACAG